TATCTACAACACAAGCGGGTATCTCACAGTATCCCATGCATGGGCGAACGGAGGTGCGTCCGAGTTGCTCTTAGGCGTATCTTCGGCCCCCGATACGCATGGAAAGCTCCAATGTTTGAGGAGCGTTGGCAAAATCAATAGTGTGCCATATATTTCCAATGCTCGCCTTGTAAAAGTCGACGGAAGCACGTTAGCTTTGGACCTCTACGTATCGGGAACGGGCAAAAATGATTGGAACTTGCAACTCTGCAATTGTGGAAACAATCCGATTACACTGACTACTCCGACATTTATTTCCACAGATGATACGCTCCCGAGCGGGGAGACGCTTGCGGCCGCGATGGAATACCAAAACCCGCCTATGTTGCTTGGTGTGGAATACAAAACCACGGAGCGGTATCTCGGAAAGCCGGTGTACACAAAGACCTTTAATATTCCAGTATCCGCTTTTGAAAATCAGCTTCCATCGTATAGCCATGGAATCGATCATCTGGACCGCCTAGTAGATGCACGCGTGTATTGCAGAGCTGATTGGATCAGGATACTCCCGTGGTCGTACTTTGATTCAACTGCATGGTCGGCTCAGTATATGTTAAATTCGTCTGCTATAAAATTTGAGCTTGGCTCTAACGCCTTAGCTCGAATCAAAGAATACACAAATGGTGTTGATGTGACGCTTAAATACACCAAGACCACCGACTGACCATGGACTATTGCGTGATATGCGGAGCCATTGTGCCGGAGGGGCGGTGGGTTTGCCCAATTTGCGAGCGCCGCTGGCCAGAATTTTAAACTGCACGAAACCAAGTCGGACTTTTGACTTGCACGAAAGCAAGTCGGAATTACCCTATAAACTGCAACTTTTTAAGGGGGTGTAGAATGGAAATTCTACAGATCGTATTAACTGCCGCTACCGGCTCCGGCGTGACCGCCATCATCCTCGCCATTTTACAGCGGAAATGGACTAAGGATGACAAAAGCGATGCCATCGTGGAGGCTTTGAAGGTTCTCATGGTGGATCGCGTCCGGCATTTGGGTCAGGCGTACATCGCGGCTGGCTCCATCAGCCTGTCGGACAAAGAAGCCTTGGGAGAGATGCACCGTGCGTACAAGGCGCTGGGGGGCAACGGGCATCTCAGCACGATCATGGCGGAGGTGGAGGACCTACCGCTGAGAAAGGAGTAAAACTATGGAAAACATCAAGAAACGGCTGGGGAATTTGCTGGCGGTGAAAAGCCTCGTGACCATCACCCTGACGGTAATCTTCGCGGTGCTGGCTCTGCGGGGTGACATTTCCGGGACGGAGTTTTTGACCATCTTTACCACGGTCATCGCGTTTTACTTCGGCACCCAGCGAGTGGCCGAGGACAAAAACAGTTAAAACCGGTTGAAAAGTCAATCGAAAATTTGAAAGGGGACATATTATGAACAAGATCTACGAGAACATCATCAACGAGGGCAAGGCCACCGGCAAGCCCATCGAGGAAATCAACGCCGAACTGAAAGCGGCCGGGGCTACCTTCCACCTGAATCCCGACGGCGGCGTGGCCGGTTGGACGAAGGACGAAATGCGGGAGGGCTTCACTCCTGCGGAGAAGGAGCCGGAGGACGTGAAGCACCTCCATGACATTGTCCACTACGATACCGAGAAGGCCGGGGAGACCCTGCGCATCCAGTGTGCCGAGGGCGTGTATGACGTCACGTGGGACGTCTACGGCCACCCGGAGAAGGCAGTGAGAGTCCATGGTTGATACATTTAATTGCGCGAGAGCGCAGATCTACCACAACACCGGAAGGCTGACCCCGGCGCAGATCAAGGCCAAGACCGGCTGCACCCACATCATCAACGGCTATCTGTTCAACGGCAAGTTTCGGCCGGTGGGCTGGACGGTGATCGACGGCAAGGTCATTAGCCGGGACAAATACCAGGACTGGGGCGTGTCTATCGGCTCCGACGGACTGCCGAAGATGCTGACGGACCGGTGGGGATCCTTTCTTTCCGGCGTCCCGATCCTCAAGGGCGGATCCAAGCTGTACCGGGAGCTGACGCCGGACGTGGCCCGGTCTGCCGCCCGGACGGCGGTGGGCTGGCTGGCCAACGGCAAGGTGGTGCTGTGGTGCGACAAGGCCAGCCTGACCCGTGAGCAGCTTCAGAACAAGCTGCTGGGGCTGGGCGTGGTGGACGCCCTGATGCTGGACGGCGGCGGGTCTACACAGGGCATTTTCCCCGGCGGGACGGTGGACAGCACCCGGAAGGTGCCCACGCTGCTGCTGTTTTGGGAGTGGAAGGCGGCTACCCCGGCCCCTACCCCGGCTCCTACCCCGGCTCCTACCCCGGCCCCAGTCAATCCGGAGAAACCGGCGCTGGCATGGGGCAAAGCTCACGGCCTGCTGACGGACGCCAACGCCGGGGAGACCGTGACCCGCGCCGACATGGTCCGGGCGCTGTATCAGATCTGGGGGGATAACCATGGTTGAGATCCACGCTTACAGCAAAGCCGCCTCCGGGGGCAAGCAGCTCTCTGCCCATTTTAAGGTGCGGGAGTTCGCGTGTGGAGACGGGTCTGACGCTGTTTTGGTGGCTCCCCGGCTGGTGATGGTGCTGGAAACTATCCGCGCCCACTTCGGCGCTCCGGTGGTGATTCACAGTGCCTACCGGACGCCGCAGTACAATGCCAAAGTGAACGGCGCGGCTCACAGTCAGCACTGCTATGGCATGGCGGCGGATATTTCCGTCAGCGGCCAGAAGCCGGAGACGGTGGCGGCCTTCACCCGGTCGATCATGCCAGACTGGGGCGGTGTGGGCATCTACGCCAAGAAGGGCTTTACCCACATCGACGTGCGGGAGAAGAAATCCGACTGGACGGGCTAAACATCTGAAAGGAGGGCCAGAAGATGGCAACATCCACGCGTTTTAGCGCTCTGCAAGTCTGGAGAACCCATGGAAAAAACAAACCGAGAGATCCGGGCGCTGTTGTCATCCATGGCCCCGGCCCGGGCGGTGCAGGCCGTCCGGCTGGTAGGGCTTCCGCCTGATGAGGAAACAGCGGTGCTGGCAGTGGATGTCCACGGCCAGAGTTGCCTCCAAACGGCGGAGCGGCTGCATGTGAGTGTGGACACCGTAAAGCGGTTACGGCGCTCTGCTTACCGAAAATTGCAAGACGAAATCTATACTACACGTTGAGAGACGCGGTTCAATTTGAACCGCGTCTTTTTTGCGCACTTTTCTGACCTTTTCTTGCCACTTTGAATGGAGGTTTTTGGCTTACTATGAAAGCAGAGCAAGGGAGGGGTTCTCCGTGATTACAAATGGTAGAGAATACATTGACCGTCTGCGGGCGTGCGGAATGAGCGAATCCAGCGCCACAGATATTTGTTATAAATACGCAGCACAGGATGATGAAGAAGGGCTGGCTGAATTGGTGAGAGCAAACGAATTGCTCTACGATGACCGCCGGGAATATGTATAAGTATTTCAACCCCAATCCCTGCGGAAAAAATGTTGGAGACTGCACCGTGCGGGCGATCTCTAAGGCAACCGGGATGGAGTGGGGCGAGGTGTATTTGCGGCTGTGCATCCAAGGGTATCTGGACGGCGATATGCCGTCGGCAAACGCTTGTTGGGGGCGGTATCTGCGGAGCATTGGATACCGGCGGTATATCGTACCGGACACCTGCCCAGACTGCTACACGGTTGGGCAATTTGCGGAGGATCACCCAAAAGGCACCTATATTCTGGCTCTATCCGGTCATGTGGTCTGCGTCTGCGACGGAATGATCTGGGACAGCTGGGACAGCAGCAACGAGAACATCTTGTATTACTGGGTCAAGGAGGATGACTAAAATGGCTTACACACCTTACGGATGGCAAAATCCCTATTACGCACCGCCTATGCCGGATAACCTCATGCAGATGCGCCAACAGCAGATGCAGCCTATGACACCCCAGATGCCGCAGGCCCCGCAAAACCCGGTGGCGCAGAGCGGCGTCCAGTGGGTCAGTGGGGAACAGGAGGCCCGAAACTGGATGATCGCGCCCAACGCCGCTGTGGCGTTGTGGGATAGCTCCGCGCCTACGGTGTACCTCAAAAAGGCAGATGCCAGCGGTAAACCGTCCCTCACGATTTATGACCTCGTAGAACGCACAGAAACGCCCCGTACAGCCACGCAGGAAAAGGGCGTGGAGTTTGTCACCAGAAAAGAATTCGACGCACTAGCGGCGCTTGTGGGCGAATTGAAGGGCAAGAAGAAGCGCAAGGTAGAGGAGGAAGAGGACGATGAGTAACAATCCGTTTTTCAATGCGTTAGGTGGCGGACAGATGCCGGGGTCGATGAGCGGCTTTCCTCAGCTTTTACAGCAGTTCAAGCAGTTCAAGGCAAGTTTTAAAGGCGACCCAAAAGCGGAAGTGGAGAAGATGCTGCAAAGCGGCAAAATCTCACAAGATCAGTTAAACAAGATACAGTCAATGGCAAACCAATTTCAGGGGCTTTTCAAGTAATCAAAATCGTGGCCACGGTTTGATATAAATATTTTTTCAAAAGGAGTGATACTATGTCTCTTTCCTCTGACGGCACCATGCTGACTATGCCTGTGGCTCCTGCCAACACCGGAAACGGTAACGGCTTCGGCTGGGGCGGCGATGGCGCATGGTGGATCGTGCTGTTCCTCATTTTCGCTGCGTTCGGTGGCTGGGGTAACGGCTTTGGTTTCGGTGGCGGCGGCAACGGCGTGATGGACGGTTATGTCCTGACCTCTGATTTTGCCAATGTCGAGCGCAAGATCGACAGTGTAAATCAGGGCCTTTGCGACGGATTTTACCAGCAGGCGCAGCTTATCAACGGCACCAACATGGCGATGGCAAACGGCTTTGGGCAGGCTGAGCTTTCCCGCAGTAACCAGCAGGCGGCTCTCATGCAGCAGTTGACTGCCATGCAGATGCAGGCCGCTGAATGCTGCTGCAACACCCAGCGCAGCATCGAGGGCGTGCGCTATGATATGGCGGCGCAGGCTTGCGACACCCGGAACACGGTGCAGAACGCCACCCGGGACATCATCGACAATGCCAACAGCAACAGCCGCGCCATTTTGGACTTCCTAACCCAGAGCAAGCTGCAGGATCTCCAGAGCGAGAATCAGGGCTTGAAGCTGGCCGCATCTCAGGCGGCACAGAACAGCTATCTTGTGTCTCAGCTCCGGCCGTCTCCCATTCCGGCTTACACGGTGCAGAACCCCTATTGCTGCAACCAGTTCGCCGGTTGCGGTTGCTGACAACTGCATAGCATAGCTTTTTGTTGGCAATGTTTTGTTGACGCCAACAAAATGTTCGGCCCCGTGCCGATACTGATGACAAAGCGGCGGGGCAGTAGCCCTGCCGCTGATTTTATGAAAGGAGATTTTTATGCCTGAATACACTGCCATTGCCGCACAGACCGTAGCGGCAAACCAGAACGTGCTTTTTACGGAAGCACCGATCCCCTGCACTAAGGGCCTTGTGACGCACCGCGCAGGCTCCGGCCTGTTTAACCTCCGTGGTAACTGCTCCCAGTGCCGCGTCCGCTATAAGGTGGACTTTATCGGCAATATTGCCGTAAGCACCGGCGGGACCCCCGGTCCCATCTCCGTTGCCATTGCGGTTGACGGTGAGCCGCTCCCGTCCTCCGTTGCGACGGTGACGCCCACGGTTGCGGGGGCGTTTTTCAACGTGGCTGCATCCGAGTACGTTGACGTTACAAAGGGTTGCTGCGCGTCGCTGTCCATCCGCAACGTTAGTGGCGAGGCCATTGACGTGAGCAACGCGAACCTTATCATTACCAGAGTTTGCTGAGAAAGGAGAACACAATGGGAATGAAATCTATGTATGAACTGCGGGATATGCTCTGCAAGGAGCTGGAAGAAATCACCCGCAAGGGCGAGCTGGGCGCCGGGGATCTGGACATTGCCCACAAGCTGACGGACACCATCAAAAACATCGACAAGATCGAGGCAATGGACGAGCGCGGCTATTCCGGGCGGTATCTGGACGATGATCTGCGCGGTTACAGCCGTGGCAGCTCCTATGCCCGGAGACATTATGTCCGTGGCCATTACAGCCGCACGGACGCTACCGAGCATCTGCGTAGCCAGATCAACGATATGATGCGTGAGACCGACGATGACCGCATCAAGGACGCCCTGCGCCGTGCAATGGACATGATGGAGGATTAAGGGGGTAGGCCCCAATGATTGACGATCGAGAAGTGGCGCTATGGATTAAGCGGTTAGAAACAGAGGAGTCCAGCTGGGCAAACTATGAAAAGCTGGCGGCGCTGTATACCATCCAAAACCAGAACCGAGAGCCGGTGAGGGAAAGCCGTATGATCGATGCGTATTCTGCGGCTCCCGCGCCTGACAGCGATTTCCTTCGGGCGGTGTCTAACGTTGACCCAGCCCGTGCGTGGGAGGTCATGGACGAGCTGATGGACAGCTTGCAGGTGATAAACGAGCGGGTTTACAATAGCGTCATGCGGAAATTGGAAAGCTAAACTTAACCCCTCGGCAAATGTCGGGGGGTTAGTTATATTTTAACGTTAGCGTTGCGACATGAAAATAAGACTAACTTGGCGTTACAAAAAACGCACCGTCATTGTCTGCGTCGATGCGCTGGATTGTGCGTACCCAAAATTCCTTTTTTGCCTGCCGGTCTAAATCAGGATATTCCTTCAATTCCCGCCGTAATGTTTCAAGGTCAAATTCTTTTATAGGCTCCGGGTTTATTGTCGCGAGTTGCTGTTTTAATTCCGTATAGTCTTTTTTGTATTCTTCGATTTCAATCAAATCCGACAGATACAGGTCTTTCAGTTTTTGCATTTTCCGCTTGATTTGCTCCGCCGTTTTGGGCGGCTTTTTTTCTGCGGTTTTTGATTTGGAGTAATACTTTTTTGCGATCCCCTCAAATTCTCTCAGAAGGTAATCCTCAAGCACATCTTCTCGGATTCTGAGGATGTGCGGGCAGTCGGCTGGGTCAAGTGTGTGCGTTCTGCATCGGTAGTACTTGTACACCTGCTTTACAGTCTCCGGCTGCATATTTCTACCGCACTCCCGGCAACGGAGAATTCCGGTAAACAAATATATTCGATCCGCACTGGCGTTCCGCTGGCTTCGCCGTTCCAAGATTTTCCCAGCAAGGTCGAAAGTTTCTCGATCGACAAGCGCGGGCAATGCGTTTTCCACGCCGAACGCCTCACCTAAGTACAGGCGGCTTCTCAACGCATCCTTGTATTTGTTGTACGAGCGTTTGATCCCCCACTCCGTTGCCATATACCGCCTTAGCGCAAGGATGCTTTGCAGCCGTATAAAGGCTGGGAACATATCTCGCGCCGCATCTGCGGTTTTTTCATCAATGTCGTAGCGCCGGTTCTTCACGCAGATTCCGATAGGAGTTTTCCCGTTGGTGGGCTGGCCCTTTGCCCTCTTGCCCTCGTTGATGGCCTTAATGCGCTCCGATGTGCGGTCAGCTTCGTCCTGCGCTACCGACAACATAATATTGACCTTCAATCGCCCTGATGCAGTCCGCGTTTCGTAGTCCTCTCTAATGGCCTGCCAATCCACATGATTTTTGTCGAGAACCTCTTGCACGGCGTAGTACCCCGCCACATTCCGAAACCACCTATCCAGCTTGACAAAAAGGATGGTGTCGATTTTCCCGGCGCGGCAATCATCAAGCAGGCGCATCAAGGCCGGACGCTTTTTATACGGCTTTCTGGCGCTGATTCCGGCGTCCTCGTAAATACCCACCACCTCCATGCCGTGTGCGGCGGCATATGCAATCAGGGCATCACGCTGGTCTGCCAGGGACAGGCCGTGCTTCGCCTGTTCTTCGGTCGATACCCTGATGTACAGTGCTACACGGATGCGTAGATTATTTGGTAGAGTGACCACTATTTTTTGGCACATGTTATCCCCTCCAAAATCCATAGTTGGCACAATGGATGTCAACCCAAACGCACCAGGCAAAAAGCCCGATGATCAATAGTGACAAACCGAGTATGATCCACCTGTATAGCTTCACGGAGTGCCAAAGATTGCACAGTTCTGTGTCCATCAGGCCGATGGTCTGCCGTTTGTTCTCAAGGCGGTGTTCTAGTCCGTCCTTTTCCGCTTGCAACGTTTCCTCACTGGCCGTCAGATGATCTCCGATGCCGTAAAATGCATCCAGCGACACGCCAAGGACGGCGCATATTGGCCCAACCGTGGAGATATAGGGGGCCTTGGAAGCATGGGTAAAGAAATTGTTGACGGTAGACGGCGGAATCCCCGATGCTTCAGCTATGTCCTGAATGGTCATACCCAAAGCGTTACGTTTCGCCTTACAAACTTCCTGAATTGTCATAAAAAGTGCCTCCTTACCCCCAAAATCAAAATATGGGTAAAGGCGGCACAAACTTTTAAACGGCTGAAAATGCCAAAAACCAAGCTTTGGGACTTGCCCACCCAACCCTGTTTTTGCTACGCTTTGATTACGGCAAGCCGACACCCCCAAAGGCTTGCCTTCCGGCCCTCGCCGTTTGTTGCAGAGGCGGCGGGGGCTTTTTTATTCTCTTAGTGTCCTGATTATTGGACAGTTAAAATACACGCTTATATTTTTGTGGAAATGCGCATTGAAACGAACAGGATAACGTGTTAGACTGGTTCCACTGAATCGAACGATTGTTCTATTCGGTGGGAAGGAGGAACAAATGGATGAACCTGCAATTTTGCGCCAATCTCTCAATAATGGGTCCTACATATTGTGCAATGAGGCTGAATGTTGTACAATTAAAGAGCAACTAAAGGCAGAAATCGCAACGCTTACAAATAAGCAGGCCGAATATGTTCTGCGGCAGTTGACACTTTTGCTTGAAAAGGAGGCACCATGAACAAACCTGTTTTATACGGATTACTGATGTTTGCCGTGGCTGGCACGACCTTACAATGGTTTTGGGTTTGGCATTTTATCAAGCGCGTATCCGAAATCGAGGAAAAGTTTTTGCGCGAGTTAGCAATACTTTCCGAGCAGATACCCGCCGATCATGCAAAGCACGCTTGTCAGGATACCGCCCCAAAAGTATAATCTGGCCTTTCTCTCCGCAGCAATCTTTTCCTCTTGCAGTTTAGAAAACCTTTCTACAACGGGTGGAATGATTCCACCCGTTGCAATCTCTGGCACTTCAATATGAATCCCGGATAAATCTTTCTTCATCATAGCACCTGCTTTGCACTTAGTACGATTGGCAAAAGTTTTCTGCATTGCTCATCTGATAGGCTATCAATTGCACCCAGCAACGCTTTCTTTGCGTCACTTACGCCCTCGATCTTCGGATCGGGGGTTTCTTTTATGCTCTTATCTTCCGTTTTGCCCTGGAGCCATTCAACGGACACATTGTATTCTTCGGCTATTTGGTACAGCTTTTTATTGTATGAAATGCTGCTTCCGTTCTCCCACATAGCAACGATTGCGCCATCGTTGTATCCAATCTTCTTTGCAAATTTCGTTTTTGCGCCATGCACATATTTCCCATCTGGACCCTTGGGGATAAGGCTTAATATGCGCTCCAACACAATGTCCATAAATAAACCTCAGATTTGTCACATTCGCCAAAGTTAAAAAAATTTAGGAATCGCTATTGCAAAGTTAAATTTTGTGAGGTATCATATACCTAAGCCCACCGGAAAAGGGTACACGAAAACCAGCCCCCATAAAAGCGGCTTTTGCAATGTCTTTTGGCGATTTCATTGTAATACGCTTTCCGGGTCGTGTCAAGCGTGATTTCTCACATTCATGAGGTTTCGGCGGGTATTGAAAGGAGGATGCATGATTTGGCATTGAGAGAACTGCGAGAACGTTCCAGCCTGACCCGTGCACAGGTAGCGAAGAAACTGAATGTGGACTTGTCCTGTGTGACGCATTGGGAACTGGGCGACTGGCGACCGGCACGCAAGTACCACAAGAAGCTGGCGAGGATGTACGGCGTGACGGTGGACGAACTGTTCGAATCCAGCAGTGAGCAATAACAGGAGGAAGAAGATGGAGATTGTAAGCATCACGTTTTCTGCTTTCGCACTTGGCTTTGCGCTGTGTAACGCAATTTGGGTATTCTTTGGGCCGTCAGCGCAGGAAGAACGCGAGCGCAGAAAACGCGAGCGAAGCAAGCGCAATCAGAATGGAAACGATTGATACTACCTTAGAAAAACGAGAATCTCTTTTAGCAGAATCGGCTTCTTGCTCTGCCAACTGAGCACGGCGATCTGCAGTATCGGCGATGCGGTGAAGTTCTTCCAGAGACTTTGTATCGACAGCAATTTCTTTCAGGAGTTTTTCATGCCGCCCCGCTGCGGACTGTTCGTATTTGACTTCGGCAATCTCCGCGCGGCGTTGCTCCATTTCGCGAGATTGCTTAATGTATCGATCGGCTTTTTCGTTCACACGATCACCCCCTTCAATACTCCATTTTATCGCATGGATGCCGAAGGGGCAACACGAAGAAATGGTCTAAATGTTAAGGATGGAACAAGAACGCATAAAAAATGCCCCGTCCGGTGTTGCAGACCGGGCAGGGCGGCGGAACAAATCTTAGGCTCAGATATGTATCCTGTGGCTATTTTAGCACAGGGGAAAGGAAAAGGCAATGGCGAAGAAACGAAAAATCGAATACCGGGTGATCTGGGTGTCTCCGCCTGACCCGGTGAAGATCATGACGGAGTTCGGCAAGATCTGGTCGAGGGAGCACGGCCTTGAGTTTGACGGTGTTTACACCAAAGAGGGGGACGTGAAGCAATGAACTGGAATCTGTTCTTTATGATCGTCGGCGTGGCCTATGCGGCCACTTGGGTATTCAAGGTTGTAGATTTCATCGAGGGAGGAAACCCGCATGAGAAAGCATGAACGGCGCAGAGAGCAGCGGAAGGCGGACGCCTCCGCATGGATGGGCTTTATGAGTTTTCTGGCCCTGCTGCTGATCACCATTGCGTATATGGTGGTGAGCGCGCGATGAACAGAAAGAACCGGTATGAGTGCTTTCCACTTTCCCTTTGCCCGGTGTGCGGCATGGACAGCGGTGAGCGGGTGCAGTCCACGGACGCACCGTTTAAGCACTATGTACGGTGTTCCACCTGCGGCGCTATCACAGCGGGATACGCCCAGCAATCCAACGCCACGAAGGCGTGGAAGAGAGGGGATGCGTGGAAATGAAAAGAAAGGTTTACCCGGTGTGCGAAAAATGTTCAACCGTTATAAATCCGAAATTGCATGTGGACGTGGCTCCGGGATTCGTGGTCAACCGTGAAGTCTACTGCGCTCGATGCTTCAAGGATGATATGCAGGAGCAACTGGAATGGTTGCTGAAAGAGCTTGATAAAGACCCGGAGGCGGTTGCAGAAGCAATGGGTATTGGGGTTATTGATATCCCGGAGGACTGATATGACGCAGTGTGAAAAGATCCTGGCTTACTTGGATGAGCACGGAAGCATTACCACAATGGAGGGTATGAGCAAACTGCGCATCGCCAACTTTACGGCACGGATCTCCGACCTGCGGAAGGCTGGCGTTGAGCTGACAAAGGAAACGGTCATCAAGAAAAACAAAGACGGCGAGACAATCGCCTATGAAGTTTACAGGAGGGCAAATGGGCAATAGCTGTTTATTCTACACACGGGCGACCGTGGATATCAATTTCCCGGAGGGGCATGTGTGCTGCGCGCTGTGCCCTTTGCTGGAAACCTATTCTCGGCTCCAATGCCGGAGAACGGGCGAGTACCTGCTTGATTCAAAAGGGCGCGGGATGTATTGCCCGCTGAATTTGGAGGATGAACATGGAGAATCTGGGGATTTATGAGCGGGTTCGGCAGGTGCCGGAGGCCGCCAAGCGGGCCATTCAGGCGGGGCGGTTGAAGGGTAAGACCGATATCAACCCCATGTGGCGCATCAAGGTGCTGACGGAGCAGTTCGGCCCCTGCGGAATCGGCTGGAAGTATGTTATCACGGACAAGCGGTTGGAGCAGGGGGCCAACAACGAGGTTGCCGCATTTCTGGACATCGACCTGTTTGTCAAGGTAGACGGGGCGTGGTCGGAAGCTATCCCAGGCACCGGCGGCAGCGCCTTTGTAGCAAGCGAGCGGAACGGGCTGTATACCTCGGACGAATGCTTTAAGATGGCCCTCACGGACGCAATTTCCGTGGCCTGCAAGGCACTGGGCTTTGGCGCGGATGTGTACTGGGATAAGGACAGCACCAAGTATGACCGCGGCGCAGAACCCCAGCAGTGGCCCCAGAAAGCGGCCATTCCGCCCCAGCAGAAGCCAGGATATAGATTACCTCCGCAGGGTGACGCTACCGTGATTTGTGAGCGCTGCGGCGGTCAGGTGATGGACTACTTTGATGGCAGAGCCACGGTGAAGGCGGCGCGTCTGGCGGCGAGAGCGAAGCAGCTGTACGGCTATGCGCTGTGTGAGAAATGCGTAGCCGAGGCCAAGAAGGCCAACGATGGAGCGGGTTAACGCTACGGCGTTCCGCTGGACGATGGATGCCGCCGGTGATTGGTTGTGCGTCCAGACCAATAAGGCGCGACAGGTGCTGGATGGACTGAAAGAGGGCAAATCCTATGACGTGGAGATTAAAGAACACCGGGAGAAGCGGAGCCTCGATTCCAACGCCTACGCATGGGTGCTGATTGACCGGCTGGCAGAGAAGCTGCACATACATAAAACCGAGGTCTACCGGAGATACATCCGGGAGATCGGCGGGAACAACGAGACGGTGTGCATCCCGGATAAAGGCGTAGAGAAGCTGCGGAGCGGTTGGGAGCATAACGGGCTTGGCTGGCAGACGGACACCATGCCCAGCAAGCTCCCCGGCTGCACAAACGTTGTGCTGTACTACGGTTCCAGCACCTACGATACCGCTCAGATGTCCCGGCTCATTGACCTGATCGTGCAGGACTGCAGGGAACAAGAGATCGAGACCCTGCCTCCGGACAAGCTGGCGGGGATGATGGAGGAATGGGGCCGATGAGCAAGAGCATCATGCAAGACCGCAGGGAGTGCTACCTGACCAGCTTTACAGAGCGGTTGGCAAAGCACCACGTCTACGGCGGCGGCAGACGGCAGCTATCCGAGAAATGGGGCTGCTGGGTGTATCTCCGTGCCGACTGGCACAACATGGCTGACTACGGCGTTCACGGCAAGAATGGCCACGAGCTGGATCTGCGCTTGAAGCGTGAGTGCCAGCAGCGGTTTGAGGAACTGTATGGCCATGAAAAATTCATGGAAGTTTTCAAGAAAAATTATTTGGGGGAATGAATATGCTGAACAAAATTATTGTGATGGGTCGGTTGACCAGAGACCCTGAATTGCGCCGCACCAACAGCGGCAACGCTGTAACCTCCTTCACCGTTGCGGTCGATCGGGATTTCAAAACCCAGTCCGGCGAGAAGGAAACGGATTTCATCGACGTGGTGGCATGGCGCAACACCGCTGAATTTGTAAGCAAGTACTTCTCTAAGGGCCGTATGGCCGTGGTGGAGGGTCGCCTGCAGCTCCGTGACTGGACGGACAAGGACGGCAACAAACGCCGCACCGCCGAGATCGTGGCCGACAGCGTGTACTTTGGCGATTCCAAGCGGGACGGCGGGGACGCGGCGCAGAGCGAACCGCAGGGCGGTTTCAGTGAGATCGAGGATGATGAATTATCTTTGCCGTTTTAGGAGCAAGTATATGGAGCAATGGAGAAATATCCCCGGATATGAGGGGATTTATCAGGCATCAAATATTGGGAGAATAAGAAGTTCTCCCAATAAAGTAACGTCAAACGCAAAATATACCCGTCGGGTATGGAAAACTCGTGTTTTGAAGCCAAAAGCCGAAGGGCGTGGGGATCTGCGAGTGTCCCTTTGGAAAGATGGGAAATGTAAAGATTTTCTCGTTGCCCGGCTTGTTGCTATGGCATGGTGCCAAGGATACGGCGAAAATATGACGGTTAATCATATTGATGGGAATTTCTTAAATAATGTTTCGACTAATTTAGAGTGGGTGACAAGGGGTGAAAACGTTAGAAAAGGCTTTGAAATTGGGCTTTATTCAAATATTCAGAAACGCGTTCAGCTTTCTGGCGAAGATGGGGAAATCCTCTTATTTAATTCAATGGCAGGTGCATCTCGATATTTAGGAAGAAGCAATGGCTATTTATCAAATGCGATTATGAAAGGCCATATTGTTCGAGATTTGAGAGGGCAGATTTTTTCCTCAACGTTAATTTAAGGCGGTGGGCGAATGCCGAACAGGATCATTAAGGATAGCATCAGGACGAGCAAAAGCATCAACGCAATGTCGGATTTCCAGTTCCGATTGTGGGCGTACCTGATTACCTACGTTGATGATTATGGGCGCGGAAGCGCAGACCCGGAATTGCTCAAAGGCTTTGTATTCCCCCGCAGAAAAGGTGTGACTGAGGGAACGATCAGTAAGACGCTTGCAGAATTGGCGACCATAGGCTCTGTGATCCTCTATGAAGTTGACGGAGAACCGTACCTATGTTTTCCAAACTGGAGCGAACACCAGACGGTGAGGAACAAAGTAAGCAAATTCCCGGCACCTGCTGACGGATTGATTACATCTGAAATCAATTGCAATCAATTGCAAGCAGGTGAAAGCAAATGCGCCCGTAATCCAATCCAGAATCCAGAATCCAGAATCCAGAATCCAGAATCCAGAATCCAGAATCCAGAAGAAGTAGGCGGCGAGCCGCAAGCGGCATCCCCGCCGGTGGTTTCCATTCCGCTCAATGATGGCACTGAATATCCGGTATCTCAGGGGCAATGCCAGGAATGGGCAGGCGTGTACCCTGCTGTCGACGTGATACAGCAGTTGCGGAAGATGCGGGAATGGTGCCTGAATAACCCGGCGAAGCGGAAAACGGTGCGTGGAGTGCGCGGATTCATTACCCGCTGGCTGGCGAAAGAACAAGATCGCGGTGGCCGTAAGGGCGCAAAAGGCCCCGGCAACAAATGCGAGGACGCTTGGGGGTATGTGTGATGGCTGGAGATTTTAAGCTGGCCGAACTGATGCGCCCATGCCGGAGATGGAAGGCGGCAAGGACGCCGGAGGTGACGTACCAGTCTCAGCAGCTTTGTTGGGACTGCGCTAATGTATACGGCGGCTGCGAGTGGTCGGCGCGGTTTGAGCCGGTCCCCGGATGGGATGCGATACCCACAACACGGACGGTCAGCGGGAAGTTTGTAGAGAAATCTTTCAGCGTCCGCGCCTGCCCAAAATTCAGGAGGGGATAGTGAAAAATATTTGGAAATAAGCGATTGAAAGCGGAAATAGTCCGGCTGAGTTATCGTGTGGCAGAGCTGGAAGAGCGGCTTTGCCCATGCGAGCAGCATGACTGGAAACGCACCGGCGTTGATTACAGCTACGATGGAGCAGGCAGTTGTGATGCCATGTATAACTACAAGTGCGCAAGGTGCGGTAAAAAAATGCGCTCCTTCCAGCCGTACCTGGAATTGGATGGTGATCTGGGAAATGATGCGGATCGTGGTTGATATTTACGGCGAGGACACGCAGGGCACAAAGGAGGCGGTGGCCATGCTGCTGGAGCCTCTGGGCCGCGTCCGCGTGGTCAGCGTCATTACCAACGGCAAGGAGGAAAAGCGGTGAACGTAGCCTATAACATGGACTGCATGGAGTATATGCGGACGCTGCAGAACAAGGCGTTTGATCTGGCTGTGGTAGACCCTCCATATTTCAGCGGGCCGGAGCGGCGCGGATATTATGGCTGCAAGGTCAGCAAAATCGGTGTGCACAGAGACTACCCCATATCGCCGAAGTGGGATATTCCGACACGTGAATATTTCGATGAGTTGGAACGTGTCGCAAAGCGCTATATCGTTTGGGGTTGCAACTATTTCGACTATCACTTTGCGCCGGGGCGCATTGTTTGGAACAAGTGCAACGAGGGCAGCTCCTTTAGCGATTGCGAGATCGCAGCCACAAACTGCCATGACAGCGTACGGCTTTTCCACTACATGTGGAATGGAATGATGCAGGGCAAAAGCATCGCAGAGGGGTTTATCCAGCAAGGGAATAAGGCGATGAACGAGCAGCGCATTCATCCGACGCAGAAGCCTGTGGCGCTTTACGTGTGGTTGCTTCAGAAGTACGCCAAGCCCGGAGACAAGATACTGGACACCCACTTAGGCAGCGGCAGCAGCCGCATAGCCGCCTATGATCTTGGATTTGATTTTGCTGGATGCGAGATCGACCCTCACTATTTTCAGGCGCAGGAAAAGCGCTTTGCGGAACACACGGCGCAGATCAGTTTGTTCACTTGTGAGGAGGAAAAACGATGAAGGTTACATTCACGGTCCCCGGTATTCCGGTGGGCAAGGGCCGCCCACGTTTTATGAAAAACGGCCACACCACACCCCGCAGAAAACGCGGGACTACGAGGACAAGGTGATCCAGTGCTGGAAGTGCCAAAGTGGGAAAGGTTTTGCGGCGGGTATCCCGCTGACGGCCGCCGTCACGGCGTTCTTCACGGTGCCCAAGAGCACGTCAAAGAAAAAGGCCGCTGCGATGGACGGAACACCCCACATTAAGCGACCCTGACGCCGACAACGTGGCGAAGGCCATTCTGGACGCGTTGAACGGCCACGCCTACAACGATGACAGCGCAATCGCACTGCTGATGGTGCGAAAGTATCAGACAACTGGAGCCTCCCGCGTGGAGGTCATCATTGAGGAGGCAGAATGATGGATGCTGTGGAGTTTTTGGAACAACTGAAAAAACGCAGTAAAAGCAACCCGGATTATTACGGTGAAGAACTTAATATTGCACATATTGAACCTATATCACTCGTTAGTCAAGTCGAACAGTGGGCCGCAGAGCACCCCGTCAAAACCAGGCAGAGCGTGTTTTTGGAGATGTTTCCCAATGCACCAATATTTCCAGATACCGGGATCGTCAAAATGTCTCCTTGCGAAGTGGATGCAGTATTGCGTGGAAATTGCCCCGGCGTGGGATGTTGCCTGGAGTGCCGGAAGAAATTCTGGCTTACGGAGGTGGAGGACGCATGAAAGCGTTGATCGGCGGAAGCCCCTGCACACGTTGGAGCATCGCACAGACGAAGAACCGGGAGACCGAGGCCAGCGGTATCGGCTGGGAGATATTTCTAAATTACCGCATCGCACGGGATAAGTACCAGCCGGACTATTTTTTGTATGAAAACAACAAGTCCATGTCGCCCGCTATCCGGGCGCAGATCACGGCGGAGTTAGGCGTGGAGCCTGTCCTGATTAACAGCGCCCTGGTGAGCGCACAAAACCGTCAGCGCCTTTACTGGGTTGGCAAGCGTGAGCCGGACGGCACATACAGTCAGGTGGCAGTGGAGCAGCCGGAGGACAGGGGTATTTTGCTGCGGGATATTCTGGAGACTTCGACCAGCAAAAAAGGATATGCACTGGACCCAACGCACGCAGAAGTCCTGAATATGAATCCAAGCGGGCACGGAATGAATGGTGCAGTTATCCACTGTGATGGAAAGAGCCGAACACTCACGACGAACAAGGGAGAGGGTCCAAAAATCATAACCCCTATCCGCATTGGGACCATCGAGAATGACGCGAAGAACCCGGACCATGACAGCCAGCAATACCGTGTTTACAGCCCGGATGGCAAAAGTGTGACCCTCTGCGGTAACGGCGGTGGCGTGGGTGCAAAAACTGGGCTTTATGCCGTGCCGGTGCCGGTAAATGAAACCGCCGAGGGGAAAGCCCAATGTCTACGCGCTACCTACTACAAAGACGGGATCCGCAATCTGGTGGGGAATGCCGTGGACCGGAAAACGTGCGTGGCGATGCCTGTCGGGATGGCAGCGGGGCCGAAAAGCATACTTGTAGTTACGGCTGCGGGAAAGTCGGTGCCTGTTTACGAGGTTAGAAATGGGAAAATCGCCATCAAGGGCGAGGAGTACCCCATCAAACTGGCCGACGGCTTTTACATTATTCGCAAGTTGACCGTGACGGAATGTAAACGCCTCCAGACCGTGCCGGAGGAGTATGTTTTCCCGGTGAGCGACACTCAGGCATACAAAATGCTGGGCAACGGCTGGACGGTGGACGTGATCGTCCATATCATGAGCCACTTTGAAGGGCTGACGGCGGAGCCGGTGGAAGTGCTGTCGATGTATGACGGCATGAGCTGCGGTCATATCGCACTGGACAAGCTGGGCGCGGAGATCTCCGCCTACTATGCAACCGAGATCGACAAGTACGCCATCCAAACCACACAGCACAATTACCCGGACACTGTACAACTGGGCGACGCGTTTCAGGTGCGGGACGATGATTGGAGATTGGGGGAGGAACTATGAGAGATACAAACCTCGTAAATTCGCTGCCGGAGCCGCCGGAGGCGGGAAAATGCTGAAACCAAGTGATCTGACGAAGGCGGAACTGCTGCAAGTGGTAGAAATGCTGGCGGAAGCGGCTAACGAATATTATTTGGATCGTGCGCTGGGACGCATCGAAATGCAGCGGAACGATGCCCATTACGCAAGATGCAAAAAGCTGATTGACGAAGAGAGAAGACACACCGAGGCATATTTTGAGCTCCTCCGACCTTATGACGGGCAACCCATTACGAATATTCCGCTGGACGTTGCCAAGCGAGCGCAAGCAGAATGGGAGAAAGCCCGGTCTGCGGGAAAAGAGTGGGACAAGCTGAACGGAATACGGCAGAAAGGAAAGAAAATGTGATGGAACGATTGACGGAAAGAGACGCAAATTGCGCAGACCCAAAAGAAATTTATGGTGTGCGGGTAAAAAACCACGATTATATTTCAGCGGCAAACCGCCTTGCCGCCTACGAAGACACGGGGCTGACGCCGGAACAGTGCGAAAACGCAAAGACCATCATCGAATCTGCCTTTAGCGATGATACGTCAAAGGTAGAACGGATTCGGGAGCTGTTGAAGGCCGACAGAGATGGGCGGCTGGTGGTGCTGCCGTGCAAGGTGGGCGATACGGTGTATTTTGCTTTGCTTGGAAGAATCATTGAGAAGCAGGTATTTAGCATCGTTTCATTTTCAAATTCCACAAGAATTTACTGTAGCGGAACCAGCGAATATTTCAGGCCAGAGGATATAGGAAAAACCTTCTTTCTCACCCGCAAGGAGGCCGAAGCAGCATTGGAGGCGATGAAGGATGAATGACCTAAAACCGTGCCCGTTCTGCGGAGGTGAAGCGGTCATAAGCGTCGACCCGGATGCAGTGGAGGACACGCAAGGTCGACGTTGGGCGTATAATGCCGTGTGCATTAGATGTTGTGCGACGTCAGGGCTTACGTATACGCCCCAAAAAGCTAAAGAGGCATGGAACAGGAGGGCTGAAAATGACTGAATACATTAAGCGAGAAGCACTGAGGGGGCGAAGCGGCGATGTATGTCCTTGAGTACAAATCGCTCTACATTCCACACGAAGAGCTGACTAAAAACCGCACGTTCCAAAGCTACCGGTGGAAGCAGTACGCTGTGTGTGAGGAGCGCGGGCCACTGGAACAAATTAGGGCCGCGCAGAAAAGGCCGGAGGAGTGGAGAATTATCCAAACTGCCGGAAGCGTGGAACAGGAGGGTTGAAAATGGCTGAATACATTGAGCGCAGTGCGGCGATTAAGGCCGCGAAGCACGCGTGGGCAAAAGGGCTTGAGCCGTCGCAGTATATTGAGGCCCTGCCTGCCGCCAACGTGGCCCCGGTGGTGCATGGGCGGTGGGAGCATCTTGGCGGGGACGAGTGGTGTTGCTCTGCGTGCGGCTTTGCCCTCACCACTGAGGGCAGTTGGGATAAGCCTACTAAAAAATACTGCGAGGATTGCGGAGCGATGATGGACGGAGGTGCTGACCATGAGGCTGATTGATGTTGATGATTTGGGCGTGGGCCGGTGCAGCAGAGATGTTGTCCCTGCGGTGTATTGTGCTGGTTGGAACGGCTTACTTGGCTTGATTGAAAAAGCCCCCACCGTTGACGCCGTGGTCGTGACGCGGTGCGAGGACTGTGTATACTGGGATGATGACCCCGATACTTATGGGGCAGATGACGGCCCGAAAGGCAAATGTATGAAATCATTTGAAACGATGTGCGCAGATGACTTTTGCAGTCACGGCGAGAGAAAGGACGGCGGGGATGGCTAAACAGTCTGAGTATTTGAAGCGCCGGGAGGCGGAGTGGAATGCAGTGTTTAACGCTGGTGCGGCGAAGTTGCCAATGGAACAAATGCTCGTGCTTTGGCGTGGATGCCGCTGCCGGAACCGCCGGAGGTGAAGTGATGGAACGATTGACTTTTGATGGCAATTTCTGCGACATTGCGCAGTGCCGGGAAAACCCCTGTCCCTACAACGGCAGCTGTACCCAGCGGAAAGTGTGGGAAAGGCTAAAAGCCTACGAGCAAACGGGCTTTTCCCCGGGAGCCTGCGAGATTGCGGCAAAAGCGGAGGCGGCATTGTCCTCCATTGGATGGACTGTTGATAGAGCGGCAGAACTGCTCAAAGCTGACAAAGAAGGCCGCGTGGTGGTGCTGCCGTGCAAAGTGGGCGATACGCTATGGGTGACTGGCCGTGACAATGTGCCGCGAGAAATGGAGCTTGAAGCCCCGGACATCAGAACTGTTTGCACGGATGAGGATAATCTGTGTATGTCAACGTGCAATCGCAAGCCGGACGGGTTCTGCGCGTATCGTCTGCGTAATGATGGTGCAGACATCGGCAAGACCGTATTCCTCACCCGCGAGGAGGCGGAGCGTGCATTGGGGGCGAAGAAGGATGAGTAAAGCCGTACTTATCAGCATCCGCCCCAAGTGGTGCGCGAAAATCATCATTGGCAGAAAAACTATGGAATTGCGTAAGTCCGTGCCAAAACTGGAGGTACCGTTTAAGTGCTATATCTACTGCACAAGTGGTCATCCGTATATCTCCGTAAAGGGTGGAAATCTGGACAAGGATACCGTCCGGACCAATACGGTCGGCAGATGCAACGGCAAGGTTATCGGCGAGTTTGTGTGCGACTACATCCTACAACGATGTGAGATGGCAAATGCAGACATTGCCGAACAGCAATCCTGTGTTCGCCGCGAAGATATCTATTTCAAATATTCCGAAGAGGGAAAACACTATATTTACGGTTGGCATATCTCCAACCTGAAAATCTACGATGCGCCGAAAAAGCTGGGGGAGTTTTGGCGAGACTGTTTGGAATACTCGGAGCTTAGCACAAACTGTTGGTCTTGCGAAAATGTTTGCGGAGATGGCGACGAAACGGACTGCAACACAAACGGGCGGCTATATCTTCGCCGCCCGCCCCAGAGCTGGTGCTATGTGGAGGCGATGAAGGATGAATGACCTAAAACCGTGCCCGTTCTGCGGAGGTGAAGCGGTCATAAGCGTCGACCCGGATGCAGTGGAGGACACGCAAGGTCGACGTTGGGCGTATAATGCCGTGTGCATTAGATGTTGTGCGACGTCAGGGCTTACGTATACGCCCCAAAAAGCTAAAGAGGCATGGAACAGGAGGGCTGAAAATGACTGAATACATTAAGCGAGAAGCACTGAGGGGGCGAAGCGGCGATGTATGTCCTTGAGTACAAATCGCTCTACATTCCACACGAAGAGCTGACTAAAAACCGCACGTTCCAAAGCTACCGGTGGAAGCAGTACGCTGTGTGTGAGGAGCGCGGGCCACTGGAACAAATTAGGGCCGCGCAGAAAAGGCCGGAGGAGTGGAGAATTATCCAAACTGCCGGAAGCGTGGAACAGGAGGGTTGAAAATGGCTGAATACATTGAGCGCAGTGCGGCGATTAAGGCCGCGAAGCACGCGTGGGCAAAAGGGCTTGAGCCGTCGCAGTATATTGAGGCCCTGCCTGCCGCCAACGTGGCCCCGGTGGTGCGTGGGCGGTGGATACCGCATGATAGGGTTTTTGGCGATGATTTTTTGGTTTGCTCCAAGTGCCAATTTGTAAGCGAAGACAGATCAACCCGTAGGTATTATCATTACTGCCCCCACTGCGGGGCCAAGATGGACGGAGGCGACAACACTGAACGTTGAGCGCCCGGCTTCCTGCGAAAGTGCGCTGCGTGGGTTCAGCATCAACTCATCGACTGAAAGGAGATATTAAACTATGCAGTTAGAAGTAGCCGTTGAAATTCAGAAGGCTTACAGCAAGCTCACGTCTGGGCAGGTCCCCTTCACCAAGAAGAATATGTGTGCGATTTTGGCGCCACTTAGAGACAAGTACGGCCTGACGGACAGGCAGGTGCTGGCAGTTGCTCGCAACGAATTGTCCTTGGAAGAAATCATGCTGCTCAACCAGACTCAGGAGGAGACGAAGCAGCATGGATAAGTACATCAATCAGCAGACATTGCAGAACGCATTAGAGCGTAAGCAATGCGGGCCTGCTAACAAGAGGTACACCGAGGGTTGGAACGATTGTCTCATGCGAGTGAAGAGTATGGTGAGTGCTGCTCCTATTATTGATGCCGTGCCGGTAGTACGGTGCAAGGACTGTAAGCATTTGTGCGTGTGGAACCGAAAAGATATATACGCATTTTGCCCCAAAACAAACATCGTGTTTTTGCCATTTGATAAGGACACAAGGACATTCTTTTGCGGCCTTGGCGAGAGAAAGGATGGCGTGAGGTGATCATGTGAGTACATTCCCGGAACGGCTACAGCGGCTCCGAGAAAGCAGACACCCGGTTGTCAGCCGGTATGTGGCATCTGAACTGATGGGGCTGAGCCGGGACGCGTTGAGACGGTACGAGCGAGGCACACGGGAACCGGGGCTGTCGGAGCTGAAACTGATTGCTGCGTATTACAACGTCAGTCTTGACCAGCTTTGCTGGGACGAAGGCGAGCGAAACTCTTAATTGTAGAGAAAATAAATGTTTCAAATTCCTCCATTTGGAGGAATGTTGACGAACAGATGTGCGAGAATGAGGGTGCGGGGTTATATCCGTATCCTCATTCTTTCCATCCATCCTTTCTTTCCTCCTGACCCCGGCGGATGCCGGGGATATGCAGACGTAGCTCAGTTGGCAGAGCACCGCGCCAGGAGGTATGCGCAGGTTCAAGTCCTGCCGTCTGCACCAAATCCCAAAGCTGATAGCGTACAGGGGCAATATTGCGGCAAGCCCATACTTGGCGAGCGTTGTGTCCCGTCAGCAGGGCGTGGCTCCGCGAAGGGCCGTTCGATTTGCCCGCGTTGAATCGAGCGTTACTTAGAACACGTACCCGCTCCGGCGGGTACGCAAACGCGGGATATAGGGGCGAATGTTCCAAGGCTGGCGAGGCGGTCTCCAAAACCGCTTGGGTGGGTTCGATTCCCAACCGTCCCTGCCAACTCTAAACGGAGTCACCAACGGAGTATAAACAAGTGGGGTAACCGTGGAAACCGGAGATATGCGGCATAGGTGCCCCGTAAGGGGAGACCACAGCGAGTGACGGGGACTTTCCCCG